AAAGAGATGTGGGAAGTCGGGACAGATGCCGCCCCCATCCGCGATAGCCCATCCGTTGTTCCGCTGACCCGAGCTGATTCCCATGTCGTGGAGTTATCCAGAAACTGCAGAATTGCTTGTTAGGCTTCCGGTTCCGAAAGTTTTTTGTGAGGCATGCGAAAAAACTCTTGACTTTGTACGCACAAACTATTATTCTTTACCCATCAAGCTGAGAGATTGGCTCTCGGCGGCTCAACTCACGGCCTCTATTTCGAGGCATAGAAAGGGGACCTTGATGAAGAAGATCTTTGAAAGCATTTTGGCTGATCTGCGGGACTGCGCTCGTGATGAGTACGGTCCCCACCGTCCAGAGTGGGAGCGCTCTGAGCGTTTCCCGGAAGGGATCGTGATCACCACGGGCTGGAGCCAAGATCCGTCGCGCTCCAACAACGGCGGGGAGTATTACACATACTCCCGCTATCGCCCCATCGAGGACGGCCGGGTGATTCACGAAACCCGTTCTTCCTACGAGGACGCGGACTGGAAGCTCGAAGAGATTTACGGGCTCTCAGGGGATGCTCTGTCGAACCTGGCGGATTTGGCCTGCCAGCGGATTTTGGCAGAAAACGCACCCAAGCCGGTTGATCTTGTGAAGGTGCGGCGGAGGGTGGAGGATGCCCTCCGTAAGACTGCCAGTCCAGAAGATTTGCTGGCAATCGCCGGATTGCTCGGCGTGAAGGTCGAATAGTTCGTCTCAGCCCTGAGCATGGCTTGAAACTGCTCGGCCACGGCAACGCTCCTCGTGGGCACAGCAAAGGCACTGACCGGAAACGGCGGTGCCTTTTTGTTTTGGTGGGCAATGAAGAAGCGGGAAATCAAATCACACAAGGGAGGCCGCACGGAGCGAATCTATATTAGGGCTACTCCCGAGATTCGAAGGAAAGCGGCGGAATTGGCGAAGCAGAAAGGCTGTAGTGTGGCCGATCTGTTCGAGGAATGGGTAAACAAGGAAAGCCTAACGTAAGGGTAAGCGGCGCGGCTGTTTCGCGTCCGCTTGACCCGCTTGTTAGCTGATTTCATGAGGTTATCATGACACTGAACCAATGGGTGAAAAACGGTTGTCCAATGCTGTCTGATTATGCGGCTGGATGGTGCTGCCAAATTCTTGGTGTTCCCGTTAAACATTTGCGGGAGATGGAACTTGACAGAATTTACAGCATTCCGCAGGCCGGAGAAGTTGCCAAAAGAGAACATGATTCGTGGAGTAAAAAGCATCTTGCAAAACAACTTAGTAAACCTTGACGACCATAGGCCGCACTGGGTGATAAATTGCGGAACGTCTGTGCATGTTGTCCCGGATGCTCTGTTCTGCAAATGGATAAACGGCGAACTTCCGCTGGATGTTGAAATAGCCAGGAGAATATTGGAGGAATGGAGAGATGAGCGAATTACTGATGAAGGCCAGGGAAGACACAAATGAAGCCTGCTTATGGCTCGGACAGGCGATAGAAGCATACCGCGAAGAGTTGGCTCTGCGCGATGGGCATGACACCGGAAAGTACGGTGGAGAGATTCAGAAGTCAATTTCGGAACTCCAGTTTATTTTAAGCCTGGTTCGCAGGCTCCATAAAGAGAGCCGGTTGTTAAACCGTGAAATTGTCGAATATCAGAAAGAGCAAGACCGGTTATCGGATTTGGCCGATGCCGTTTCCAGCTAACAACGCAATGAACCGGACAAGCGCCACATGGTTCAATCGTTCCGCAAAGTCAGACAGGCGCTTGCCGGTTATCGCGGGCGTTAGACGGCGAAGCCCCACCGCGGGGTGAGGCTCTTTGAAATCTGAATCAAGAGATGGGTTTTTTACGGGGGCGGCCACCTTTCCTGCCGTTTTCGCGGGAGGAAGTTGCCTTCCGGTCGCTCTTGACCGAGCCCCCTTTTTTGCCGAGAGCCGCAGCGGCTGCATTGAGCTCATGTTCGGCTTGGTTGGCGGACTCCTCAACGACTTTCGGGCCTACCGCCTCAGCCGCAACGGTTGTCATGCGATACCAATCGCCGAGGCTCTTGGACTTATCGAGCGTTGCGACCTCCTCAATGAGACCGTCTGCCAACATGGTCTGTCTGGCATGATCTTTCTTTGCCGGATTGGCATAATCGAAGAGTGCATTGTAACTTTGGGGGGTCCACATGGCTTGATCCTTTCTGCCGGGTTTAGCCGCCCGGCTCGGCAACCTTGGTTAGTATCCCATCACCTTGCGCATTTTGGCTCTGTGTGCGTCGTACTCTCGGCCCTCTTTCTCTGCCTTGGCGATTCTTTCCAGCTTGGCCTGCCATTCAGCAGTTGCTTCGATTTGGGCGATGGCAGCATTGATCTCTTGGAGCTGACTGGGTTGGATGGCCAACTTGCCAATTACGGCTACGGCTCCCATTGGGAGGCCCTTGCGTTCCCAGGGCTTACCGGAGCCGACAATCCCGTGGCCTTCCACCGTTGCCCAGATTTCCATTTCACAGCAGGAGACTGTGATTTTGTCGCCATCGGCGTCAAGGATTTTTTCGGTTACCAGCTTCACCGCAACACTCGCGCTGAGTCCCTTGCTCGTTTTCCATTCGATCAATCTTTCCATCTTGCTCTCCTGTCTTGGGTTTCCCTCATCTCTTGGTTTTTAACTTAACCAAAGCGCTTAGGTTTGTCAACAAGAAAATGAGGGAAAAAGTGAAGCAATCGAAAATAATTTTGAGCGTCTAACCAAAAAATGCATTCGTTGCGTGCCGCTTATGCCCGGCATTAACCTTGCAGGGCTCGGTCTTGTACCTGAAAAGATTTTTTGATTCCGCAGATTTTTTCTCAGGTTCCACCAAACGGCACCAAATGCCACCAACCGTCATCTTGACTCGGGCCTTTCTCCCCGTAGAATAGGCTACGAGATTTGACAATCGCATAAGGGTTCGAACCGGGGCCGGCCTGCCCCGGGGAGACGCAAGAACATCAAGGCGGCATCCAGGTGCCTGGACATCTGGATTGCCGCCTTTTTTGTTGCCCTTATGCCTCTCTCGAATCCGCATCGTGGGAGACGGAGATGGCATACACCGAGGCGGACCTTGCGACCGTAAAAGCCGCGATCCTGGCCCTGGCCACCGGGCAGCGGGTGGTGACCGTCACTGCGGCGGACGGCAGGTCAATGACATGGGCGCAATCCGACATGGACAAGCTCCGGGGGTTGCTCTCGGAGATCGAGAGCGACATCGCCTCGGTGTCCGGTCGTCGCCGGTACGTGCTCACCACCACGTCCAAGGGGCTTTGACATGTCGTACCTCAAGGTGCTGGACTCCAGGGGCAACCGCATCCCGATCCGCGCACTCGGGGAGGGCTACGAGGGCGCAGCCGTCGGGCGGCGCATGCGGACGTGGGGGCTGGGCAACATCGGCCCGAACGCCGTCCTGTCAAGCACCCTCGGAACGCTGCGTGCGCGATCCCGGGAGCTCGCCCGGAACAACCCCAACGCCGAGGGCGGCATCCAGTCCTTCGTGGCCAACCTGACCGGCACCGGGATCGTGCCGAGGTGGAAGCTACACGACCCGGAGCTCAAGGCCGAGGTCCAACAGCTCTTTGCCGACTGGACCGAGGAGGCGGACGCAAACGGCGTGTGCGATTTCTACGGCCTTCAGACCCTTCTTTCCAACTCCCTGATTGAAAGCGGAGAGGCCCTGTGTCGGTTCCGCCCCCGGTATCCAGGGGACCTTCTCACCGTGCCCCTGCAGCTTCAACTCCTCGAGCCGGACCACCTGGACGAGACCTTCGAGTCGGTAAACCCTGCCAACGGCAACCCCATCCGGATGGGGATCGAATTCGACCGCATCGGACGCCGGGTCGCCTACTGGCTCTATCGAGACCATCCGGGAGAGCAGTTCCTGGGAGCCAACACCACCGAGCGGGTCCGAGTACCGGCATTCGAGATCCTGCATGTCTTCCGGCCTCTTCGACCCGGCCAGGCGAGAGGGAGGCCATGGCTTGCGAGCATCATCGTCAAACTCCGAGAGCTCGATCAGTACGAGGACGCGGAGTTGGTGCGCAAGAAATGCGCGGCCATGTTTGCCGGGTTCATCACGGAGCTCCCCGGGGACGATCCCGACGCCGGGTCACCACTCGGCAGCCGGGTGGATAACGACGCGGCCGGAAACGAGGTCTACCAGGTGGAGCCGGGGACCTACACCACGCTGCCGCCGGGCATGGACATCAAGTTCTCCGCCCCTGCAGACGTCGGCCAGACTTACGAGGTCTGGATCAAACAGCAGCTGCGCGGGGTGGCGGCCGGGATGGGGGTCACCTACGAGCAGCTCACCGGGGACCTCTCCGACGTCAACTATTCGAGTATCCGGGCGGGGCTTCTCGAGTTCCGCCGCCGGTGCGAAATGCTCCAGTGGCACACCCTGGTTTTCCAGTTCTGCCAGCCGGTGGCCCGCCGGTGGATGGACACGGCGGTTGCGGCAGGACTCATCCGCATCCCGGACGACTACCTCAGCAATCGCCGCAACTACTACCGCATCGAATGGAGGCCTCCGCGGTGGTCCTGGGTCGATCCGCTAAAAGACGCCATGGCCGCCGTCATGGAGGTTCGGGCCGGGTTCCGGGCCAGGTCGTCGGTGATTGCCGAGATGGGTGAGGACGCCGAGGACGTGGACCGCCAGATCGCGGAAGACGCCGCCCGGGCGGATTCCTTGGGGCTGGTTTTCGACTCCGACCCGAGGACCACGGAAAAATCCGGGGCCCTGCAGGCGGCGGAGTTCACAACGGCAACAGGCACAGGAGATGGAGATGGCCTACCAACACAATTCCAAGGTCGCTGAGAGCGAGCCCGACTGGGGCGAGGTCGATAAATCAGCCCTCCCCAGGGAGGCGCACGCGGAGATGGGGGACCCCGACAAGAAAAGCACGTGGGGCTATCCGCACCATTGGATCTCCGGAGGGACCGAGCGAAACGATCAGGGCGTGTGGACCAACGGGACCATGTACCTGCACAAGGGCGGGCTCAACGCGGCCTGGGCGGCTGCCATGGGAGCCAGGAGCGGAGAGGAGGCCTCTCCGGACGTGGTCGGTCATCTAAGGTCCCACCGAAGGGCCCTCGGCCTCGAGGGGGAGAGCGAATCGAAAAGTGCTTTGGTCGAGGACGCCAGACGGAGGGCCGAGGCATACAGGCACATGAAAGAGGCGAAGAGAAGATGAGCCGATTCCTGCCGCACATCGCATCCCGGCTGCTGAACGTCCCCCTCATGATCACTCCCGAGGGGCTCGCCGCGATCCTGCGGGCGCTGGGGCCGAGGATCGGTCTTGCCCCGTCCGATGAAATCCCGCGGCCTGCCGCCGTAACCGATTTTAGCCGTTCTCCCCGGTACCGGGAATACACCGGGGACGGGATCGGGCTCATCCCAGTCATGGGCCCGCTTGCCTACAACGTCTCCATCGAAGATGCCCTCTGCGGCGGGGTCACGAGCTACCACGACATCCGGGACATGTTCCGGGAGGCCATTGCGGATCCGCTCATTACTTCGGTCTTATTTGCCTTCGACTCTCCCGGGGGAGAGGTGGCCGGGGTGTTCGACCTGGCGGACGAGATCTACGCCGGGCGTGGAGTCAAACCCATCTATGCCGCAATCGATGAGTCGGCATTCTCCGCGGCCTACGCCCTGGCGAGCTCCGCGGATCGCATTTTCATCCCCCGCACGGGCGGGGCCGGGTCCATCGGGGTTATCGCCCAGTTCGTGGACCAGTCCGGCTACGACGCCAAGGAAGGCCTCAAGTACACGGCCGTGTACGCCGGGGCCCGGAAGAACGACTTCAACCCCCACGAGCCACTTTCCGGCGATGCCCGGGCAACGCTCCAGGCACTCGTGGACGAGGACTACCGCATCTTTGTTGAGACCGTCGCCCGCAACCGGGGGCTCACGACGGACGCCGTCGCCTCCACCGAGGCGGGCATCTTTCAAGGCGAGGCCGCGATAGGCGCCGGTCTTGCCGATACACTCGCAAACTTCCAGCAGGCCGTCTCCATCATCGAGGGGGACAGCCGCAACGGAGGAAGCACCATGAGGATTTTTGGATTCAGAGCCAAGGTCGCACCCGAGGCGACGACCCCCACCGATGCTCCGGCCGCCATGCCGGAGGAGGTTGTGGACCTGCAGGCCGTAGTCGAGCAGGCCCGGTCCGAAGGGCGCGAGCAGGGACGATTGGAGATGGAGGAGGCCGTAAGACAAGCGGCCGAGACCGCCGTCGCCGAGGAGAGGGGCCGAGTGAGCGCAATCCTTAACCAGTGCGCGGCCGTCGCCGCCCACCTGTCCTCCCCGCTCTCGCTTGCCTCCCAGCTCATCTCCGAGGGGGTCCCGGCCCAGGTCGCATCCGACCGGATCATCCGGGCCGTGGCGGACCAGAGCGCCCGGGAGGCCCCGGAGGTCATCTCCACCGTGTCCCCCACCGGGACCGGAGAACCCAACCCGCTTCTGGCCGAGGCCCGAAGGCGGGCCGAAGCCGCGAAAAAGAAAGGAGCGTAACTCATGTCGAACGTACTCACGGAAGGCAATCGCCTGGGAGATATCCTGAAATTCGAAAGCGGGGAGGTCAAACGCTTCTCCCGCGAGGACGTGACGGTGCTCTCCGGCCAGGAACTTGAGATCGGCGCCGTGCTGGGCAAGGTCACCCTCGGGAGCTGCCCCACTACCGGCACGGCCGACGAAGGCAACACCGGCAAGGGGACCTGCGGGTCCGTCACGGCCGGATCGAAAGCGCAAGTGGGGACCTACACCCTGCGCTGCATTAGGAAAGTCACCTCGGCCGGGGATTTCGAGGTGATCGCCCCCGACGGCACCCTGGTGGGTATTGCGACCGTTGCGGTCGCCTTTACCAGCGATCACATCAACTTCACCATCGCCGACGGCGATCCGGATTTTGAAGTCGGCGATTCCTTCACCATCACCATTCCCGCAGGGTCCGGGAAGGTTCGGGAGATCCAATTCGCAGGGGTAGACGGCACCCAGCACGCTTACGGAGTGCTCATCGATGCCGTGGACACCACCGGCACCCTGAAATCCATCGCCTTTACCTCCGGCGGGACCTACGAGATTCGTCCGGGAGACGTGGTTACGGGCGCAACCTCCGGGGCAACCGGGCACGTGGTGAGTCTCACCCTGTCCTCCGGGACCTGGGCTGGCGGCAATGCCGCGGGAACCCTTGTCCTGGACAACGTCGTCGGCACGTTCCAGTCCGAGAACCTCGATGTGGACGACAACTCCAACGTCGCCACCGTCGGCGGGGACGCATCCGCCTACTACCCGGACCGGCCGGGAGTCGCGGTGGTCCGGGACGCCGTGATCGATGCCGACAACCTGGTATGGCCCACGGGAACCACCGAGGGCCAGATCGCCGCCGCCCTGGCCGAGCTGGCCGCAAAGGGGATCATCACGCGGACCGCCGCGTAGAAAGGAGCATAGCGTGATTCTCAATCCGTTCGAAACCGACGCCTTCAGCATGGTGTCTCTGACTCAGAGCATCAACATTCTGCCCAACATGTACGGGCGATGCGGGGAACTCAACCTGTTTCCTCCCAAGGGTATCCCCTCTCGCACCGTGCTTATCGAGGAGCAGAATGGAGTCCTGAATCTTCTGCCCTCGAAGCCCCTGGGGTCTCCGGGCACCATGGGGAGCGCTCCCAAGCGCAAGGTTCGGTCCTTCCAGGTCCCCCACATTCCCCATGACGATACCATCCTTCCCGAGGATTACGCCGGGGTACGGGCGTTCGGGTCGGAGAACCAGCTCCAAACGCTCTCCGTGATCGTCAACGAGCGGCTGCAACAGATGAAGAACAAGCACGACATCACCCTGGAGTACCTCCGCATGGGGGCCTTGAAGGGTCTCATCATCGACGGGGACGGCTCCACCGTTTTGTATAACCTCTTCACCGAGTTCGGGATCAAGCAAAAGACGGTGGACTTCCTCCTGGGGACCGACACCACGGACGTTCGCGGCAAGTGCATGGAGGTCCTGCGGCACATCGAGGACAACCTCATGGGCGAAACCATGACCGGGGTCCGGGCGTTTGTGAGCGGGGAGTTCTTCGACAACCTGACGTCCCATCCCACTGTAACGGCAGCTTATGCGAATTATGCCCTCGCCCAGAACATGCTGGGAGGGGACATCCGCAAGGGGTTTTCCTTCGGCGGGATTCTCTGGGAGGAGTACCGCGGGCAGGCCTCCGACGCCTCGGGCACCACCCACCGGTTTGTACCGGCCGGGGAGGCCATCGCGTTCCCCGAGGGGACCCAGAACACGTTCCAGACCATCTTCGCTCCGGCGGATTTCCTGGAGACCGTGAACACCATCGGGATGCCCTACTACGCCAAGATGAAGACGCGGGATTACGAGCGCGGGGTGGATCTGCACACGCAGAGCAACCCGTTGCCCATGTGCGCCCGCCCGGCCCTGCTGGTGCGGATCAAGACCAGCAACTAAGGAGCGTAGATCGTGACCGACTGGGACCGATTGAACGCCGCCCAGCTGGCCGCCTTCGGGCAGGCTGTGACCTATCAGCCTGCCTCGGGCGGCGGCTCCTTGGAGATTGAGGCCGTCGTCCACTACGGAGAGGACCCCGAGGACGCCCGGGGCGGTTACGTCGAGGCCCGGGCGACCGTGCAGGTTCTCGAGTCGGACGTGGCGGCCCCGGCCTACGGCGATACCGTCACCATCGGCGCGGAGTCCTGGACGGTCCTGCGGAGGATCGGGCGCTCGGCAGGGATGTGGACATTGGAGTTGAGAAGTAACCTTCGGGCCACCTTGAGGCGGGGATAGGAGCCATGCTGGACGTGCAGTTAAAGTCTGAGGGTCTGAGTGAGGCAACCAAGGCCGTCCTGGATCTGCCCGGCCTGTTTCGCCGGGCGCGTAACTCCGCCCTGAGATCGTTGGGCTACGAAGTCAAGGCCGAGCTCCAGACTCAGGCCCGCCTGGCCACAAAGGGCGGATACCTCGACTGGGCCCCGCTGCATCCCCGGACCCCGATTATCGCCCGGGCCAGGAGATCGGCCGGGGGGCTCAGTTGGGCTCGTACACGGTGGAAACGGGGTGATAAGGCCGGCCTGGTCGTACAGAGAAAGGGGACACGAACGGAGGTCTTCTCCCGGCTTGTCGGGGGAATCCGCTACCAGGTGGACGACGAGGACGGGCTGGTGGCCATCGGGTTCGTCAACCCGGGCGCCCGGGTCGAGAGGTGGCTCCGGATGCACGCCCAGGGCTACGAGACCCGGGTGACCCCGCGCAAGCGGCGGTTTCTTTTCGCCATCGGATTTCCGCTGAAGAAGGACACCACGGTCTTGAGGACGCCTGCACGCCCCTGGGTCCCGAAGGTCTACGAGCACATGCGGTCCCGAATTCATCCCCGGTTCGAGGGACAGTTCTGGAACGCACTCAATCGATACCGCGAGGGCGGCGGAGGGAAGAACTGATGGACACCAATGAGCTTCTCACGGCCATACGGGACGCGCTCGCGGCGGACGAGGCGCTGAACGCCTGGTGCAAGGCCCAGTTTGGGGCCCGAGCGACCGTATTTCTGGGGATCGACGATGCGTCCCCGCCGGCTCCAAACGATTACCCGGTGGTGGCGGTGATGGGGGCGGATCAGGCCCGCGGCCAGGCGGGGCGGGAACATGAATGGAACGTCGAAATCGGCGTAGGTGTAGAGAATAGCAAAATCGACATATCCGGTGACAAAATCACTCGGACCGGGCTTTTGCAGGCCGAAAAGCTGCGCGAGCTCGCGGAAGACGCCGTCTATCGTGCGAGGATACTTCCCATGGAAACCCGGAGCGAGTCTTTCTCTGAGTACCGTCACCCCGTCTATCAGAGTTTCTCAGTCTTTATTATCCGCCAGGCGGCTTCAAGCAGGAAGGGCCTCCCGGGATGACGGCTGCGGAACGGGAGTTGTGCAACGAGCATTCGGGGGTGTGTGTCCGGTTGAAGCATATCGAGGAACAACAGGGGGATATTTGGAAGGAGATCGGGTTCATGAGGCGTTTGTTGGTGAGCAACCTTATCTCCATCATCCTCGTACTGATCACCTTGGCTGTCAACATTTGGTTGAGGCTGCACGGAGGAGGCTGAACGTGACTCCGGAGCAACAGCACGATATCCGCAACGGCGCCCTGGGGGCGTTTCGGGCGGCGAGGAACCTTGACCGGCTGGGCGGGCTGTCCCCGGAGCAGCAGGCCCAGGTGGCAAAAATTATGAGTAACGTCCTTCGTATCGGTCAATCCGTCGGAATGGGGCCGAAGATCGAGCCCCCGGAATCCCGGCCTCGAAGGATACTTGGAAAACTGTTGATCAAGGACGGAGTCATGCGCAAGCGCAAATCCTGGATGACCAACACCGGCAACGCCCT